GAGTTGAGATTCAACTTGTTCTTTTTGATTTTCAAGAGCTAACCTTTGTTGTTCAGCAACATCAGCAGCAATTTTACGTTGTTCAGCTGCAGATGCAACTTGTGCATTTAATGCAGCAACTCCAGCATCCAACTGGTCAGTTAATCCAAGTATTAATTGTCTTTGTGAAAGTAGTTGTTGTCTTAATACATCTTTTTGAGCAATCAAACCTTCTACGGTAGATTGTAATCTAACTCTATTATTTGCTTCTTTAGCTGCCTTAACAATAGCAACTGTGACCTTTTGGGTCATTTCCTTATATCGTTCAATTTGTTGTTGGAACTGATTATCCAAGATTGCCTTTTGAACTTTCAATGCATCATTTTCAACTAAGGTAGCTTGAAGTTCTGCTTGTAATGTTGATATCTGACCATTTAATTGTCTAATAGTTTCATTAGCTCGTTCCAATTCAGCAAGAGTTGTTTGAAATCTATCTTCAAGTGCATCATATACTGGTCTTGGAACAACATCACGTTGTGGTGCTTTTGGTGGAGCAATAAGTTCATCAACTACTGTATCTACTGCTCGTTTTAAATCTTGTTCTACATATGCAGGTTTTTCTACATATCCAATAAGTTCACCATCTCTTTCACCCTTAACATGAGTAAATGGTATATTACCATTACCCCCATCGGTAGAACCAGATACTATTACTTTTGAATCTGCGTAAAATGTGTGGGTTTTAGACACAGGGTCTTGTGATACGATTGCTCTCGAACCACTCGACATTAACTCACTAACCCTAAATCTATTTTCTAAACTCATCTATTACTTTTCTATTGTAAAAGTTAAATCTTTATCTTCAAAGTATTCAACTACTCCGTCTCTTTCAACTTTGATTTCTAAATAATAATCTCTTTGTGTTTCCCAATTTTTTAAATTGAGTTTAAAGAAGTTACCATTAGAATCACAACTTACTTTTGTGTAATCTGAAAAAGGAATAATCACTTCATCAGTAATTACATCTTTCACTTGATAATAAGTAGTTGAAGGTAAGAATTTCACATCGTTGTAAGCATATAGATTAGTATATGTTTTAAGTGGATACTTCTCTCTACCGAACACTCTAATCTCAGGTGAACTACCAACCTTATATCTTGCTTTTAATCTCTTAAACGTTACGTGAATATCATCAGAGGTAAGTTCAGTAAGAGAACCAGTCTCAAAGGTAGAATCATCCCAACCAATTCTTAATTTAGGTTGATAGATTGTATTAGTTTCTTTACCAAAGAATTTTAGTTGTCCATAATCTTCAGTATCATTTTCTAAATTAGAATCGTGTTTGATAATCCATCCATTATTTGGAAGTGAGCCATCTAACCAAGATTGTAGTGGAGTAATAACATCCATAACTACATCTGAAGTTTCGTATGAGAATGATTGGGTTGCAACTGATGAAGTGTACCACGTACCACCTTTACCATTAAAGGAACCAGTTGTACCACTTTCATATACACCTTCTAACCAATCAGTTCCTGTGGTTTTTGTATTCCAAGTTACACCATCAGTAGAAATCTCATCGAAACGAGTTCCGATTCCCATATCCCAATCTTGATAAATTGGATGTGCGAAGATTGTATAATCAACTGGTATTTCAGAAGATTCACATTCCCTTAGAATTAATTCTGCCGAACTCATAGTTACCTCACCACTTACAAGTGATGATGATAATGAATTGGTATCAAACTTAATTAACGAATGTGCAATATCTTTTAAGTTTCCATAATAAGTTTTGGAAACTTCTAATATCTCATCTAAACCAGTATTCTGTGCTGGTTGTTGTAAGTATATGGTTGCATCTTTTGATGCTGTTAAAAACTGATACATTAAACAACCCTCCCTTTTATATCTTTGTTTGGGTACTTCACTTCAAACACCGATGGGTCTAATGAAGGATATACCATTTTATTTTTAGTTGCCGATTGAATGTTATATGAAACATTCGAATAACTACCTTTACACTTATTTACAATTTCACACTTTGGTACTGATTGTACTCCCTCAACACCTGCAATAATCAATTCTAATTCAGAAAGGTTTATTGGCATATTGAAAGTCCAATTATCAATATTAAAGTAGTTTTGTATCTCTGAAATACACTTAACAAGAACTTCTCGTTTATTATATCCACCATATACACGGATTTCAAAATCAACACCTATGTTAATAATGAATCCATTTAATAAATTTACACCATCTGTTAACAATCGATATTCACCTAAGTAAGTTTTTAGGTTTTCTTTAATTGCCTGATTAAGTGTAGATAATTTTTTAGTAGAATCATACCCAAGAACATATAAGTTAATTGCAAATGGATTATTCTTCTCTTTAGAATCAGATTGTTTTCCTGATAAGAATGTATTTACTTGATTCTGTATTTCTTTTTCAGTTATACCTTCTTTTTCTTTTAATGATAATACTAACTCAGTAAATTGTTGTAAAGAGTTTGGGTCTGTTAGAATCGATGAAGGTGAATTATTATCCAATTCTCCATCTGGTGCACAATATACTTTTGCAATTCCACCATACTTGGATGGTAATGATAAAGCTCGTACTTGATAATCGTTACGAGTTACAGCTCTGTTCTGTGAACCAAAGTTAGCTAAAGAGTTTTCTCTAATTTCATCAATAGTTTCCGAACCTCTACCACCTGTTGCAGGTTCTTCATTTTCAACTGCAATTGATGATTTGTATGAGTTATATATTGATAATTCAGCTGCATCAAAAATAGTAGTATCTTCGTCATATTCTATACTATCTATCGTTGTTAATTCACCTGCACTTACATTTGATTCAACACCACCACCAACTAAATATCTAACTGTTAATGTTGTATTTGCCGGTGCCTGACCGTATGATTTAGTTTTTAAAAAATTAGAAGGGTCGAATGATGCTCCAAGATTATCAATAGATGAATTCAATCCTAATCCAACATTTTTAAAATTAGGTATTAATGTCTCATCTGATGTAGTAGAGTTACCTCCACCAAATACTAATGATGTAGTATTATCTTCATTTACTTGAACCGTAAATCTTCTCGATGTTTTTGTTAATTTTAAAATACTTGGAACCGAATCTTTAAATTGTGCTAAATCTTTATCATATTGTTCTGTATTAGCATAATCAACATAAACCATTTCTTGTGCAAGATATGGTACTTCATACCATTTGTTACCACTTGTGTCACGAACATCGTAAATCTGAATTACATTGTTATCTCCAATTTCTATTTTAGAAAACTGTTCAGCACTTGTAAATGTTTTTGTAACACTTCTTAATTCTGCAGAAATTGCATTTACATATTTCTTAATAAGATAATTTGCAGGATATCCTTGACTATCACGATTATATATGGTCACTTCTCTATCAATGTCATCTGAAAAGTCTACCAATTCAGTTGTTCTAAATGAAACTCCCGTATTGGAAACTACACTCATTCCTTCTTTAATTCTTAATAGATAAGCAGTATTGGGTTCTGGATTTGTTTGTGCATTTAATACACCAACTCTTTGATAAACTGCTAATTTAACAACTGCAGGTGAAGTTACCTTTGATTTGTAACCCAAATATTGTGATAAAGCCATTATATTAGTTTTATCTTCAGCAGTTGTCATTAATGATTCTTTTAAAGTATCATCAATATAATATCCAAGAACATCACCAAGATATGATGCCATTTCTATGAACATCATACCAGGTGACGATTCGTTAAAATCAGTATAAGTTTGTGGAAAATATGTTTTAGAGTATTCAATTAGATTTTGTCTGAATTGTCCAAAATCTTTATTAAGATACTTTATATCCCTACCCTTATTTTTTTTATTTGTACTATTAAGTGCCATATTGTATTATCCCTGTACTGTAAAGGTTATTTCTTGTGTTTCTATATCATTACCAACTGTGAATTGTATGCTAACATTTGCTGTATGTCTATCTTTCATTTCATCACTCATATCAACTTCAATTGATTCTATGGTAATATATGGTAACCAAAAATTTACAGATTGAGTTATCATTTCTTGCAACCTACTCTCATACGTATCATCAAATGGTTCGAATAATAGTTCATGTAACCCAGTACCAAACTCAGGTTGCATTACTCGTTCACCACGAGCAGTTAACATTAAATTTCTAAGATTACTCTTAGCTGCATCATATGAAGTAAATGTTTGTTCAAACATTACTGCACCACGTTTGGTGGGCGATGCAATTCCATATGCAAAAGAATCAAAATCTGATTCAGTATCCTTTACAACTTTTCTACCAATTACATATGCCATTTTTATTTATCTCCACAATTACAATCATTACACCCGCACTTATCATCTCTGAATATTCCTATCAAAATATTGATAGAATATCCCACGACAAGTATGGTTAGAATTTCTTGCATTTATCTTTTAAACTTTTTTACAAGTTCAGAATTATCTCTATTCAATACTCTATCCAATGCTGCTAAGCCAGTTGATACACCTAATCCTCTTTTTGGTCCACCTTGGGAACTCACATCACCATAGCCCATTTTATGAGCCATCTGAGCTCTTAGAGCATCAGTTCCACCTGCACCTAATGATGAACCCATATTAATTGTTTGGTCAATATCTGGTTCAGCATCCATGTAAGATGGTATGTGTGTATTTTCTTGAATCTGTTGTTGTGGTAATCTATCTAATACAGATGCACCACTACTACCAACTTGTCCACCACTTCTTTGTGCTGAACTAAATGGTTGTGTTTGATTCAATATATCATTAAGAACTGGGTTCTTAGTGAATTTTCTTTGTTCTTGAACTTGTGTTCTTTCTTGTTGTAGAACTTGATTAGCTGCTTCGAACGGGTCTACCTCCTCAACAACTTTTGCCGAGGACGCAGAAACACCCCCCTTCACCTCTGTTAGAGCCTTTTTGACTCTACGATTTACTTCTTCCTCTAATATCTTAGGGAAGGTTTTAGAAAGAAATTGTTCTTGTTTCTTAGCTACTTCAGCTTCTACGATTACTTTAATTAGTTTTGCTAATTTTTTTGAATCCATTTTAAATATTTTGTTATTATCTTAATATAAATATATTCTCGTTGAGTTTATAGTTTTTTAACAGCCAGGTGGTATTACAAATCCTAAATATTTTTTTGGAGTTTTTAAGAATACCCCACAACCATTTCTACTAAACCCACCACCACTTGTATTTCCTTCTATTGTGGTAAAGGAACCATTTGGTAATACTGCAGATACTATTCCAATGTGATGTGCATCTGATGAACTACCATATAGAACTGCTGCACCTATCTTAGGTTCTGATGACCAATATCCTTTTGATTTACCCCAATTCATCCAATTATCACAACTTGCCCCACCATTTGGAGTTTCTAATCCTGCTTCTTGCCACCAAGTTGATACGGCAGCTGCACACCAATAATATCCACTACCCGTTTTTCTAACCTTTGATTGATTATCTAATCCAACATTATCAAACATATCATCAATCCTACCCCTACGATTGTTCTGAACCCCTCCAGGAAATCCACCATAGTTAAGACCAGGTGGTGTACCAGTTTCTAATATACCGATATCTTTTTTAGCAATAGCAACTATTTTAGAACCAACTTCACATTTATATTTATCGGGAGTATTTTCTTGTATAGCCTCAAGTTCTTCATTTGATAGTGGTACAGGTAATGCATTTAGCTTACCAGTTGATATTTCTGATTTCTTCAATCCAATATATTCCGATGCAGATGTTCTACCAACTTCAGGTAATGTTACATCATTTACCACCACTTCTGCTTCAGCAACTTCTATTTTTGCAGATTCAATTTGTTCTGGACTCATAGTATCATCTTGATTGAAAATATCTTGAATCTTTTCAATTATTTTATCTAAAAGACCAGGTTCTTGTATCGCAGACGGTGGTGTTGGTGATGCAGGAGTTAATGTGTATCCAGTTAAAGATATATATCCAGGCAACGCTGGTATTAATGGAAACCCAGGATATAACGAAATGGTACTACAACTAAATTGAAGAGTTGTTAAATGCAGTTGTGCATATGAAATAAATAAATCTAAAAACGTACCTGAATCATCCACAGGTTGTTCAGGTGGAGTATCGGGCCATTTACCTGGATTAGATACCAACCCACTTGTTAATCCAAGATTTGCAAATGAAAATAATGCTGGTATCATTGGTGGTACTTGATATAAAGTTGCACCTCCCCAATAACCAATTACAGCCTTACCTATATCTTTTAACCAAGTATGTTTTCCAGTTTCACTTTTAGTAAATGCAATGGCACAAGCCGAAATCATCAACTTCTCCATTACTTCGGTATTACCTTTTGCAACTGGTAGTGGGAATCCACCCAGACCACGAGTTACAACACTACCTGGTTTAATAGCCGTATCGTATGCAGTAGTAAATTGTTTTGCAAATGCCTCTTTGGATTTAACTCCATTGGGATTATCCATGTAGGATTTCATCATATTTTTAAAGATATCCCAAGACATAATTTATTCTGTATAGTTTAGTGTAGAAAGTGCATCTTGCAACTTTGACTTTATATCATTAAAAGTTGAACGATTTGTAGGGCCAACTGCAGAAGGACCTGCTGGTGTATTATAAACTTGTTGATTAATTGCATCAATAAGCTCTCCTAACAATTCTACCAACGTATTTCCTCTAACTAACGGTTCTTGTGTTTCGGTTGTGTTTAGTAAGATATTACCATCACCAGTAATAATTGTTAAATCCGAATCGTTTCTATCAGTAGTAATATTAACATCATCACCGAAATCTAAATCTGCACCACCGTTACCATTATCAATTGTAAACTTACCATCTGAAATAAATCCATAATTTCCTTTAGAATAAAAAATCATCTCCTGTGATTTGGCAGATATTATAACTCGTTCTGAGTTCAATAACATTTGGTCAAACCCTACATATTCCTCAGGCAATTCAAACTTAATTGGAGTAGTTTCAAAATCAGAATTACCACCATCATCAACAAGACCTGGTTGGAAATCTAATTTATAATCATTAGATGATAATAAAATAGTAGACCCGTCTTTATTTATATCCTCCTCAACTAATTCATTTTTCTCAAGGGCAGACAAACTTTCATCATTCTGTCTATTTCGAATAATAATGGTTGGTGAAAATAAATTATCTGTATTATTATATCCACTAAAACGAATTGATTGACCAAATCGTGATTGTATAACTTTATCACCTTCATATAAAACAAGTTGATTTATATCAGTAGGTTCAAAATAGTTACCTAATTTTGTTTTCCTTTCAGCTGAATCAGATCCTGCAGCTGGTGTTTTTGTTTGTGATATCTCGTTATAATCACTAGCTTGATTAGAAGGAGTTTCAGTATTTGGAGATAGTGTTTGTAATTTATCTTCTTGAGAATTTCCTCGATTTATATCCCTATTGGGTATTCGAGTATAAAAGGGTGCTCCTCCTAAATATATTAACGCAACAGTTTCACCAACCAATGGCAATCCTTCCGATGAGTCGAATGGTGCATAAGGCTCACCGTCAGAATCTGCTGAAGAAAAATCTGTATGTTTCTTAATAATTGCATGACCAATGTAAGAATCGACAGGTTTCGGATTAGTTTCTGAGTCTTGAATTTCAGGAATAAATACATCATCTGCATTTAAAATAACATGAGATACTACACCTGAATTATTTTGTTTGGTGTTAGATATGACACCTTGGTGTCTACTACGTGATGATGCTTCCTTTCTTCCCATTACTTACCTACCTTTTGTTTTAACTCCTCAATTTCGTTTGTAAGTTCATCTACTTTGATATCCTGCTCATCTGCTACTTCGTGAACTGTTTCTTCTAACTCTTTAAGTAATTGTTCTTTTTCTTCATTAGATAAGAAACCAGCATCACCTTCTGCTTTGTGTTGAGCTCCAATGATTCGTTGAGCAATTGCTGCCATCTTAACAAGTGAATCATCATTCTTAATAGATGAATCAATTAAATCTCTTATAATAGGGCCCATGACTGCCATATCACCTGAATGACGAATGAGTTTTTTCATCTCAGCAATCAATTCAGATATACGAAGTTTCTTTGTTTGTTGGTTATCGTAGATATCTTTAAATAAACCACCCAAGTTCTTTCCTGGGAATAATTCAAAATCTGTACTCATATTTTAATACATTAGTTCATTGTATAAATATAGTAAAACAAAAAACCCTCCGTATTGGGAGGGTTTTATCATAGTCACTTTAATC